TGCCCATCCATCAATCGCTCTACATCTTCCTTCTTTGTCGCATCCCCACATAATAAACGATGCTCACCTAATATCCACAAATCGCCTTGCTGCGTTATTGCTTCTTCAACCTCTGGAATATCATCTTCTTCAGTTAATCCTTGAACATCTGGCTCTGTAAATTGTAATTCATCTTCACTAAATCCCCACTCTAACAATTCACCAACGTCAAAATGATTGGCTAACGCATCCCAATCCCATTGCCCTGTGTTCTTATTAAGTCGGACATTTAATTCTTTTTCTTGATCTGGTGATAAATCAACCTCAACACAGGGAACATCTTTATATCCTAATTCTTTGGCTATCTTTAATCGTTGATGCCCACCAACTAATATGTTCTTGCGTTCTTTGTGGATGTTTACAATTAAAGGATCGACCAGGCCGAAGCGGGTAATTGAATCTTTTAAATCTTGGTGTTGGTCTTTGGTGAGTTCTCTGGGATTGTATTCGGCGAATATCAAATTGCTTACATCGTACTGCACAGTTGTTAAGGTATTAGACAATTACTTACCAACAGACCTTTGTGCGGAAGTGTGACTTTGGTTAAATGTTTTTCCTTTTCGCATTTCTGTTGCCATTTTTTGCAAATGTCTTTTAGTATGATGTATTTTATGCGATTGCATCTTTGTTCGTTGCGTACCTGATAAACCTTTAAGATTTACCCCTTTTAAATTAGCAGCCATTTATTTTCTTTTTCTTTTTTTATACATTTATTTAATCTCCATAATTAAGAAAATCTTTTTCTTTTAATATAAATGATAAAGGCGAAATAACTTTACTCGTTTTATAACAATTACAATCTGGACATTCTTCATCAGAGTCATCGTCAATTGTGCGTATAGTTTCCCATACCCAAAGGCAAATATCGCATCTGTATTCGTATCGTTTCATCTAACCGGTTAAATTAACGCTTGTTTTCCTTTTTTCCGATCTATCATATAAGTCCGCAGTACGGAATTTTCGGGTAGGGTAACAAGACACCCCTCTATATATAAGGCGGAATTATAACTTTTTCCCTTTGCGATTCTTCCAAAGCCTTATCACCTCGTGATTTACAACGATTCCACGCTTGGCGGATGCTGCCTTCTTTTTTCTTTAAAATTATTGCAATATCTTCAAATGTATTATGCCGTATTTGATACAAGTAATACACTTTTTGCTCAAGGCGTGTCATATTAAAACAAAGTAAAAAACCCAAATTTAAATGCTTTACATTGTTTATAGCTTGATCTGCAAGGTATTCAATTTGGTTTGAATTCATTATTTCCTCTTTAGATTCTCCGCACATTGGGCAAGGTGTATGGCTTGGTTCGTGCATTTAAAAAGGGTCGTAGTCTTTTGATTCAGGTCTTGCAGCTATATCTTTTTTAGGCTTGAATTCATCTTCATAAGCATAATGAGTAACGCCTTTTTCTGAAACTTCTCGCCTTTTACCAATAACAATGTTTACCCATCCATCCTTTGCCATTTCCTTTAGCTCTTCAATACCAAATGCACAATTAAGAATATAGCCATTATCAAATTCTTTTTCGATTATTCTTGATTTTTGTATAAATTTTCTATCCATTATTTTTATTGTCCTTTTTTTTTAATTTTTTTAGGGTTAATTCTTTATGCAAGGTGTTCAATTTCTCAAAAAATCATTTTTTTGTTTTTCTCTTGCTAATTAACCCCAAAGTTTTTGAGGGCAAGGTTTTGCCGACCAAGTCTTGCCTGTTTTGTTTTTTTTAAATCAACCAAAGTCCTACGTTATATTTTTTTTAACAATAGGGTTAGTTATTTAATCAGTCAAGTATGCCCTCAAATTTAATAATTGTGCGTTATTAATAATTCTAAATATTTTTTTGCTTTTAATAAATCAGTTTTTCCGCCCTTTTGCTTATACCTTGTTATGTATTTAATAATATTACCTTCGCAAAAGCCTAAATCGTGTGATAAAATAAAATTTGTGACTTCAATTCCTTTTGTATAATAATCTGGATTTATTGGATCATTTATTTTTTTCAAACCATTTTGCCAATTCTGTTATTGCTTTGAGATTTCCAATTTCTTTTTTTTTCCATTTTTTTACTATTTGATTAAACATTCCAAAGGCACGTTGTAAATTTCTTTTTTCAACTGTTAATTTATCAATTTCTTTTATTCTACTATTTAATCGATTAAGCGTTTTATTATATTCTTTTTTGTTTAATATAATTTTATTAAATATTATCATTTTGATACGCTTCTCAAGGTTGTTTTTACATAATTTGAGTTTTTATTGTGTCTTATGTATGGAGTTTTGCAACCCTGACATCTATATACAGGAAATTTATTTGCTCCGGTAAAATAATTGGCATCTGTTTCGTCAAGATATTCACAACCGCAGCTTGGGCAGACATCCATATCCATCAATACGCCTAAATTTGGATGATTTTTAATATAAGGTCTTAATTTTAAATAAACTTGTTCTAATCCCATAACATCATGCCGATTATATTCTTCCATTTCGTCAAGTCTTGCCTGATTTCCGCCAATACAATCAACCCATAATTTAAATTCTGTTGATAGTTTTTGTTCTAATTTAAAATGCTTTGTCAAATAATCTTGCTTGTTTGATACAAAAGCAAATTCCTTGCGGGCTATTTTAAGCGTGTCAATGCTTTTATATGGTGTAGGTGGTTGCATATCATTATCAATAAAACGTGCGTTTAATTTGCGTAAATCAAACCTGTCCCCATTGTGCGCAATTACAATATCAGCTTGATCAAATAATTTCCAGATTGATTTTAATACACGTTTATCGTTTCTTGTTTTTGCTTCTTTTGGTGTCACTATGTCTGATTTTACTTCTTCAGCATAAAGCCATTTAGCCGCCCAAGATAAAACAAACCAAGATTTTTCATTGCCGTTTTTATCTTTAATTATATTATTATGAGAAATGAATTGTTTATATAATCCCCAAACATAAACTTCCATTGGTGAAGTTTCAATGTCAAATAATAATATTTTTGGCAAATCTGTTTTTGGCGATTCTACTTTGTTTTGAAATTGTTTACTGCATTTGTGGCATTCCCATCTTTGCATATTTCCATTATAGGAAACAGAAAATACAATACCTTTTTTTCTAACGTGTCCCGATCCGCATTTAGGGCATATTGCTCGCATCATTATCCTTTAGTGTATCGTCAAAATTTAATTTAAAATTATGTTTTTCAATATCTGCATAATTTTCAGTAAGTAAATGTAAGTTTAAAAAGTGAGCTGCACCCATAAAATAATAAATCCACCTTTTTTGCTTTCTTATGTGTATGAAATGTGCCAATGCTTTTTTTCCAGTTGTCTTTTCATATATTACAATTGCTGATTGAGCCGATAAAGGTATTATTTCATCAATCCAGAACTTTTCACCATTAAAATTGTTGTCACGATCACTATAAGAAAATTTTTTAGCAGTTAGTTCAGCTTCTTTTTTTAAAGTTATTGCAACTTGTTTATCCATTTTTTAATTCCTTTAATAATTCTTGAAGTTCAAAATCTTTAAATTTTCGCACAGTCTTATGCCGCCTTCGTAATTCGTCAAACTTTTCTTGTCCAAATTTGTCAATATACCATTTGAAGTATTCCCATTGGTCGAAAGTATGCCGAAAATTACACGGCCAACATTGGCAATGGCAATTACCCTCATCTGATACATCAAACCGGGTTGAATAATTTTTTCTCGTGAAAATATGACCATTAGTGAGGCGTTGAGAAGCTCCGCATTGTACGCACCATCTATCTCTTTTTCTAATATATTCTGATACGGCTTTATCAAGATTGTTTATTAATGTTTTTCGACTTGGTTTTCTTGGCATTTTTCTCCAATGCTTTATAGTATTCTATTTTATATTTACGTATCTCTGCTTCTGGCAATCCATTTATAATTGCTGTGAGCCATTTTTTATCCAGTTTTTTAAATATATAATCTAAATTTATCATTATTACTTTAGTATTTAATTAACACCACAGAAAAAACATTTTTTTAAGCTCTATAATTTTATTACGCATTAAAAGTTTTCCACAAGTTTTGCACGGCATTGTGGACAAGTTGCATAAGTTCCTCGATTGTCCGTTAATCTTTCATAATGTCCATCAGGGCATTTTAATATTATTTGTTTAATGTTTTTAATATCTTTAGTTGATCCGGGTTTTTCTTTATACCATTCAGATCGACAGCAATTTTTAAAAGCTGCTAAATAATTTTTATATCGTTTATCATTAGCATCTAAATAATCGACAAACGATTCATAATAAAATTTTATATTTAAATTTGGGTATTCTTTTTCATAAGATTTTAAATCATTTTTTAACTTATCTAATTGTATTTTTTTAGTATCTCTTTTATCTTGAACCTTATCCATATCCTTATCCATATATAGTACAGTTGATTTATTTTTTTTAACTGTTATTGAACCCCTTGGCAAGGGTTGAATATTTGTATTTAATTTATATTTTTTTAAAATTTTAATTACCGATTTATGAGCATTTACATTTTCATTTAATTCGCCATACTGATAATCGACAAACTTTGATATAAACCATTTTCCATCTTTAAAAGGGTAAATTTTATTTTTAAACGTATTTAATATTTCTTCTTCATTTAATTTAACACCTATTTGAAATGCTGCTAAATCTATATCAACTTCCCATATCCCGGCGTGATCGCAATTATCAAGCAAATAAAACCAAAACAATTTTAAATCGGGGGTAAGTTCCCTTATCCATTTCTTTCGCCAAATTTGGGTGTCTCTAAAGCGTTTTGGCACTACATCCAACCATTGTAAACCGCCCTAAATACTTGATATGAAATATAAAGCATTGAAAATAATGAAAAATATAAAATAAATTTATCCAAGTTGTTTGCCTGTTTGTGGGTGTATTTCTTTTTTATCATTAATATTTACCTTTTGTTTGATTTTAACAATGTTCCAATTATGTGCTTCAAATCTTCTATAAGTTTTTTGAAATTGTCCTTTATGTTTTACCGCTTCTTCTTCGGGTACAATCATTGCAATTGGCTCTCCACCTTTTGGCGGATATAAATAATATATTAAAAATTTATTCATTAATCAAATTCCTTAACTTTTTAATTTCATTATTTATTATATTTATTTCTTCTATTATAGTATCACAAGTTTTAATCATTGATGTATAATTTTTATTTATTTCATCTGTGATTTTTTCCAAGTCTTTCGCAAAACGATTAGTAACCTTTGGAGTTGCAAAACTGTCATATTGTCTATTGGTGGTTTTCTTCCGAATATTTTTTGCTTTATTACCACCACTTTTCTTGCTCCCATCAAATCTTGTGCTAATGCTATTTTTTCTATTTGATCGTACCATTGTTTATCCCTTTGCATCCTTTAATTTAAGCCTAAAATTATTTTCAAGAGTTGCAAGAAGTTGATATTTTGGTGATTTTGCTTTTGTTAATATCCAATGTAATAAGCTTTCATCGATTTCAGACCATTTTTTGTGCGAATTATCTTTTGTTATTTGTATTGGATTTTCCCTATGCGTTTTCCATTCTTTTCGCAATGCTTGTTCATCGTCAATATTTGATCGCTTAAAATCGTCGGCTTCTTCTTCTGAATAAACGCCTAAATGATAAACGCTAATCAATTTAAGCGTTGCACGATCTTTCCAACGCTTTTCAGCCATAGCAAAAAAGTATGGATTTTTACAGTTATACGATGAAGCTTCCCCGGTTGTCCATACATCTTTTTTTCCAAGAGTTGCACGCCCTAACATGGCAACGCTGCTATTTTCATTTGCAACCATTATTTTTGGTTCGTGAAAAATAATATTTTCTTCTTCTGCGATTCTTGAGCAAGAATTATGCGTTAAAATCCAATTCTTATGCAATTGCCAGAAATCATCCTTTTCAAGCCAATCGTATTTTTCTTTTAAATGTTTATTTATATCCATTAGTTTTCCTTGTTTAATCTTCGCATTTTAAGCGTTTCTTTTATTAAGTCGGTTATGTTATCGACTTTTAAAAATTCTTCGTTTATATAGGGTAAATAGCAACGATGTGCGTGATTTACTAACCAATGGTCACCCCTTTTATATATATTATTAATTAATTCTTTTATATTCATTGCATCAATATTTTTATAAATAGGATTGCCATTATTATCTGCAATTTCAATAATTGCTCTATAATTGTAAATTTGTTTTTGTTCAATTTGCATAAAAACTGGAAAGATTAACCGACTTGCCAAAAGAAAAATTTTGGAAAGGCGAGGTATTTACCTCAAGCCGGTTAAGTATTATTATTATTTTTTGAAATATTACCGGCACGAAATCGCTGCTTAAATCGATCGCAAACAGATGTTCGCTGTATGTATGTGCCGGTAAATAATTTAATATAATCGATTTAAGCATACCAAATATTAATATTTTATATGTTTATTAGCAAACACTTTTTTAATTAGCAGCAAAACGGCTTTTGAAGGATTGCGCAAACCTTGCTCCCAAGATTCAACAGTACGTCCAGATACACCAAGTTTATCGCCAAACTTGACAGTATTTAAGCCAAGCTTATGTCTAATCTTTTGTATGTTCATTATTTTATCCTCAAGCGGTAATCATTTTTACTGTCAAAATCGCATATATGTTTTTTTGAAACTTCGACAATTCTCTCCGCAGATTTAAAATCTAAACCCATTCCATTTTTTAAGTTCTTTTCATCGCCATGCTGTAATGGATTAAATCCATGTAATACCGTTAGATACTTACCATAATTATCGTTGTTTGGGTTTACCTTTTTGGATTCGTAAGAAATATGAATAGAGGGAATATATTCCTTATCCTCATGGCTGAATCTATCGTTATAATTTACCTCTACAGATTCGAAAGCTAATTCCTTAAAGGTATCCTTCAGTAATCCTATTAGGCTGTTTATTTTTATGTTCATTTTGTTCTCCTTAAATCTTATTATCTAAAAAGTTAATTAAATCTTCAACATAGAACGGATAATCTTCGTCCATTTCTGGAAGTCCATAACCTTCTATCGTTTGTTCTAAATAGAAAATAAAAGATTCAGAATGATTATATTCTAAATGATTATTAAGTTCATCAATTAAATATAGCTTTATTGCTTTTCTAACCTTTGTTTTACCAAGTCCTTTTAATATTAACTGTTTCATTTTGTCCTCCTAAAGACGAAGTAGCTTTACGCTACCTCTTTTCCAACTGATTAATAAGTCCAAACATTCATTAAGAATTTCATTAGTCCAAAGCTTTTAAAATCATCTCTTTTTATTGCTTCATTTAAACCCCAAGCCCCAACCCATCGCCCCCAAGCTTCGTTGTAGACTACAACATATTGCACAGGATACGATAATGGCCCAAATGTTTGATCAATTTGCTTTGTTAATTTTATCATAGCTTTATCTGCTGATTCTTCAGTAGCATAACTTTTACAAGGATTTTTAGTTTCTACTCTACGATCTTCTATTCGTTTAAGTAAATCTTTTATAATGTTCATTTTATTACCTATTTGTTGTTTATTGTTTCTCATTACGTAGTTAATGTATACTGCATTGTAGTATTAATACAAGTAAATAATAAAATAAAAAACCCCCTTACTCAAAGAATAAGAGGGTAGAGGGGTGTATAAAAAAAAGGGTTTAGCTTTTGCCGTTTAATCTTCCGCGAATAAACTGTAAATTATCGCTTAAATCATCAATTTCTTTTATTAACGATTCGTGCTTTCGATCTCTTTCGTTTCGATTTTCCGTATCTGATCGATCCCAACGTGTAAGCATTTTTAAAATTATTGATTCAGTATTATTTGATTTTGTTTCAATTTTTGCAATTGCTTGCCTAATTTGATCTAAATCTTCGTTTTGTAATTTTTGGCTTTTAATTAAATTTGTTATCATTAAAACAAACAATGCAACAATTACGCCAATTGCTCCATATTCCCCATATACTTCAATCATTTATTATATTTCCTGATTTTAAACCAATAGGGTTTTTAATTTTTATATTTTCCATTCTATTGTGTTTGAAGCACCAATGCGTGGAATTATTATAAATACTTTCTGATAAATAAACGTGACTTTTGTGCTTATCGTCTACTATATAATTATGCATAACGTTAGCACTACATCCTGTGCAAAATAGTATGATAGTAAATAAAAAAAAATTAGTTTTGAGCATATAAAGAATCAATATTCATTTTTATTAGCAATAAAAGCGAATCCGCTTTAAAGGCACTATATGCTAATTCTGTTTTTATTTGGTTTTTACTTTTACCAATTCTAAATGCTACATCTTCACAACTTAACGCAAAAAAAAGAATTGCAGACACAACAGCTAATATGATTGATGTATTGAAAATTAAATTGATTTTTTGTATCGCTTTTTCCATTAAAATTCTTCCTCTACTGTTAATGATATATTATATATTTCTGGTGCAATTTGTGTCATATCTAATGAGTTGTTTGCAAATCGTCCAAATATGTGTTCTGATTCGGCATTGTCACCTTTTGAACTTTTATCAATTGAAAATATAAAAGGGATATGATTTCCATTTGTCATATTCCACACATTAGATACAAAATTATCATCTGCTGCAATAGCATCATATTCATCAGGCATTAGTTGCTCATTAGTTAAAAAGCTAAATTTCATATCATAAATTATTCGCCCACCATAAGTATCAAATCCATTTGATGCTGTCGTGAACGGCGATTTAGATGTGCTTGTTGCTGTTCTGCCAAAGGTGTTTAAATTGCTAAATCTTTGACCGCCTTGTGATTCTTGTAAATCGTTTAGTCTATTGTATGAAATCATCCGGGTTAAATCTAAATCAGGCGAATGTGGCATATCAAAGTATTCGCCAAGCATAATACAACCAACAAAAAAATCGGTACTGCCCCACGTTCCATTTTCTGCAACGCCTGTATTTGTGGTATTTCCTTCAAACTGGATTGCCCAATATCTCAACGTGTTTTCTGCAAAACTTATTATTGTGCTTCCATCGGCTGCCGGTTCAATAACTACATCTTTATCATCAGCAGCGGCGGTCGTTGTATCTCCATTTACAATTTCAAGCATGGAATTGTTTGCCCATGTAATATCTGCTGTGTCTGCATTTCCACCATTTAATGCTGTAATATCAGTTGCTTCATCACCGGCGAATATTCTTATTTTCCCTGCTGAAGAAACTAAATTATGATTTAATATCGCAATATATGATTTTTTAAATGTCGTGCTTTGTGTGTCAATTGTTATTAATACGTGTCCATCGGTGTCTGCACTTGTATCAAAAGTAACTTTATTTAATGGCCGCATATCAAAAAGTTCTGGCTCTGATCCTGTTGTAAATGTTCCCATAAAACCATTTCCGGCATGAGTTGCAGTTACGTCAAAATTAGTATTTTGTGCAACTCCACGGCTCATTAAATAATTTAATAAGTCTGGATAAAAACGTGGAGTGCCAATATTCATATTCATTTATATTCCTTTATACATCTACATCGCCAACTTGAATACATTCAATATTTGCGAAAGTTATTGATTTGCTTATATCTGTTATCATATAAAATTTATTTGTGCTATCGTCGTTTACAGCAACCCCATAAATTTTCGGTTTTGTAAAGTTTGTAAAATTAATAATATCACCTATTTCAAGATGATTATATTTTGGGCTATTTGTTGAAAAATTAATAATATTTTTTCTACTTTTCATTAAATTTTTATATGCAACAGATAATTTTGTTGCTGTTGTATCGTCAATTATTTGACTCGCAAGAATTTCAATTGTAGCGGGTTGATTAAAGCCATTTACTGTTGTTCCTTGTGAGGTTGAATCGCTTGATGTTGCTTCTGATAATGTTTGTTTAGCACCATAATCATAATTGTATTTAAAAACAATTTTATTTTTTACAAGGCTTAAAGCGGTTTTTGTAATATTATTTAAATTTATATCGTTTAAATTAATTGTTGCATCAACAGTTGAATAATCTTCTAATGCTCTTAATGTTTTAATTTTAAATTTTCCATCACCACTCATAAACACGTATGAAAAAGTTAGTTTTGCAAGTTTATCAATAAAGTCTTGTGAATCAATAAATTTAAATTGTGAAAAAGCAAATTTAACGTCTGCAACATCATCAACATATACTGAACCTAAATTTCCGTTTGTCGTATTACCAGAAGCATCAAAAGTTTCGACATCAATTTCAATCCCTGTTGTTGATGAATCAAGTTCTAATTCGTCACGCAAAACGCTTTCTATTATATAAATCGGATTTTCAATTAAATCATTAACGCCATAACCGGGATCAGCAGAACCACCATTTTCAGAATTTCTTGCGTTTGAATTTATCGTATCAATCCAAGCACCATACTTTCTACCTTTACCAGAATAATATACATAATCAATTTTGGCCGGTACTACAATAGAAGGCTGTATTACATACGTATAAAATTCTTGATATCCTTCGTAGCCAGTTCTTTCGTTGTCGTTTCGCATTCTTTGTGCGTATCTGTAACCCTCAAATATTTCTTCGTCTTGGTACTCTATAAAATTATCTAATGTAAAATCAACTCGTAGACCAGATTCTGAAATTTGTGCAGCGTTGTTATTGTCACCACTTCCCGCATTTAATGTATAAATAATTGAACCTTCAAAATCCCACGCTTTTCTTTTATCCGATGTGAAATAGCTCGAAGCATCTCGCTCTGTTTCTGCGTTTGTGACAGCGTTAGTTTCTGCAATTCCTGTTGAGCCAACTGTAATTGTAAAATTACCACTTGCGCCGCTTGCTGAAAAATCTGTTACTGTTCCCCATTTTGTTAATAAATTAACTCCAGAATATGTACCTAATTTATTAATTTTTGGAAATGCAAACGTTAAACTGGCAACAGAATTATTTGTTGTTGCTCCATTTGCTAACCATTGTGCAATTGCTGAAAAAGAACCATCGCCGACACGTTCTTCGTTTGCTACTGATCCGCTTCCTGTAACTGCTTCTGCCGCTAAATTTGACGTACTTAATGGAAGGTAAATTGATGCTTCTTTACCTCTAAAATCAATTAATGATTTTCCGTTATATGTTCCAGAAGTTGGTAAACTTACCGCATTATTAGCGTTTGTAAGTGTTGCATAAAAGCCGTCTTTATATGTATAAATATTTTCTGCGTCTAAAGTATGTATTGATTCATTATCTGCTAATGCTTTTGATTCTTGACCTTGAACATCCCATTGATCAACAATAATTGCGGGAAATGCTCCTTTGTAAAAATTATGCAATCTATCAAAATGACCTGTTGGTATTGTTCCAATATCCGTTTTTGCATGAAAATCGCCAAAAGCCATTGGAATCGGTTTACCGGCATTTTTAATTGCAACTCCGCTATATGTTGTTTTGGCAACTGTTGCGGTTGGCAATCTTTTATGAAACTTTGTACTATTGTCTAATAATGATAATGCAATATCATTTTTATCATATTTAAACTCGCCTGAAATAACACCGGAAGCAATCATCCTTGCGGGAGTATCAAGCGTTGCAGTTTCGTTAGTATTTAAAAACAATTCCCATTTACGATTTGCAAAATTATTAGTTTCAAATAAATCAGAAAAACGTCCACCTTTAATTGAATTATCAGAATTAATTAAGGTTACGGACATATTCCCGGTTGATGTAGTAAAATTAAAAAAATCTATTGATTGTCGATATACTCCCCAAGATGCAACAATACCATAATAAATATCTGTACCATCGTGCCTATGTCTATCGCTCACACCAATAAAAGCAGATTCATCGTTAAAGTATAGTTTAAGCACCCAAAATGCCGTTGTATTGGAGTTTTTTAAGGCATTTGATAGATCAGTATCAAAAGATAACATTTACCTTGTTATCCTTGCTTGACCTGTTGATACTGCTTTGTTTATTGCCGGGATTATTGAATTAGCTGCAAAATTATGATCAATTACACCCATCCCGCCAAAATTTTGATTTATTGTTATTTTTGCGCTTCCAGAAGAACTTGCGCTTGGTGAAGTTTGGGTGGGCGATGCACCAAAAAGAAATTTTATGCCAGATGCTATAAATCCGCCTGTTCCGCCTGATGCAAAAGCCATAGCGGATATTTTATCTTGTAATAATTTTTGTAGTTTCATTTGAGCGGTTATTAATACTTGTTGTAACAACATTCTTTTAAATGCTTCCGTTACGCTATCGCCCATTATTGCAGATGTAGCAAGCGAAGTTGCTGTGCGTGCTGTAAAAGAGGCTAATTTTTCTGATTCTATTTTTGTGAATGTTATTGCATTTTTTATTTCTTCATAAACAACTGGTTCGGCTTTTAAAAATTCAAATCCAAATTTGCGAATTTCTAATGCTTGTGCTTCTAATTCTACAATTTCCATGCCTATACTATGTTTTTGCTTTAAAGTAAGAATTAATTCCTGATCTTTTTCATGAAAATCACTAAAACTTTTTATTTGCGCTTTTTGGGCATCAGTTCGTTCTTTGATAAGCGATATCGTACTTCCAAGGTCTTTATTAACTTTAGCAAACATATCAAAAAAATTTTTAAAAAAACCTTCTTCTTCTTCTATTACTTCACCTAATTGAACATCATTAACACCCTTTAATTGTTTTAAAAAGAAAGAAACATTATTCGCTGCCTCTTTAAATGCGTTTGACATTTTAATTACAATTGGAGCAAATAAAACGCCCATTGCTTCGCCGGTATCGCCTAACGCGTTTTTCATTTGCGTAATTTGCCCGGTCATTGTTCCCGCTTGTGCCGCAGCTTGCCCGCCAAATTTATCCGCAATAGATTCAGTAAGCGAATTTAAACGATCGGTTGAACCTACCGCCCCTTGCACTTCTATTCCGTACCTTGACATTGCATTCGTCGACGAACCTAATGTCTTTGATACAAGATCAGCAGCGGCATTTAAATCCATACCTTTTGCAGCCGCAAGGTCTAAAGTTGCTTTTGTTGCTAATTTTATTTGTTCTTCATCTTTCACAAAAGCTGCAATTAATGCTTGTGCTTCAATTATTGTTTCATCGCCAAACATCGACACTTGCTGCAAGGCACTTGCTTGTTTTAATAAAGCGTTAGAAGTTCTTCCCAATGCAGTTTCTAATTTTTTTTCTGCAAGTTCTTGTTCGCCTGATAATCTAATTGCCGCGCTAAATCCACGAATTAAACCGCTTGCGGCAAAAAAACTTGCGCCGGCAACTGCGGCAGCTTTTCCAAGTTTAGATATTCCGCCGGAAACGCCTTGTAATTCTTTTTTTGTTTTTTTTGCTCCAGCAGCTCGTACTTTTATATTTAAATTTTTATCAGCCATTTTCTTTTTTTGCTCTTTCTTGTGTGCAAGCGTTTATTTCATTATCTATAATTGTAAAACAATCTAAACGATCAGCCGATATTGTATCCAATTGCCCAAGCGATACATTAAACCTTGTTATGTAGTTAAATTCGCTAATTGTTTCCATCATCCAAGGCTCAATAAGTTTATTGCAATCGGCAAAAAAGGGTACAGAATAAAACAAAGCTTGCCCATCTGTATAATTTTTATTTGGTTTACAAATATCATTTACAATTTTCCAAATATCTTTTGTTGTTTCTATTCTTACCGGATCATGCTTGTAATTTACCGGGAGTTTTGCCACGCTATAGGGGAGGCATCTATACTTGCTCGGCGGTTCAGGTGTGCCAAATTGCCAACACCAAACCGCAAGGCTCAACCCCCGGAATCTTTTTTTGTTGGTGAAATTCCTAAATATTCTAAAAATATTGCTTGTAAAACTTCATCAACTTCTTGCATTTGCATATCTTTGAAATCGTTTTCGCCTAAACCGGCAATATTCCCAACTTTTTCAAGCACTTCGTAATAAGATTCTACATTCATTTCACCTTTCCACCATACTTTGGCGTTTAGTTTATGAAGTTCACGCCTTTCGGCGTAAGTACAATCTTTTATTTCCCATTTCTTTTCTTTTGCTTCAATAATCATTTTTGCCTCCCGGATTACTATGTTGCTTTAATTGTAATTAATGCGTTTGACCCGTCTGCTGTGGCTTTAAACGGCAGATCTACAAACACGCCAGTATCTGTAATTGAATGATTGTAAGCTGTGTATTTTGCTGTTGGTATATCAAAGTCGATCTTTGTTCCTTCACCAATGCTAATATTAACAGAAGTACCATCCCTAAAATCATCAATTGTATCTGTTACATTATCATCTAATTTTGCACTAACTGATCCAACAATTTCAATCATATCGCCACGCATATAGCCTGACGGTTCGTGACTAATTGAATTAACTTCAGTAAATCCAGATCGTTGTGCCGGATTATTTATTGTGACTTCAAAATTGTTAAGTACAACATCATCGCCGCCAATACTCATTGTTGTGCAATCGAAAAATCCTTCAGTATAATCAACAGCAGTTGCGTTTACTGCCGTGCTTTCGGCTGCAATAACAGGTTGAAAGCCACTAAAAAAAGTGCCTGAAGCCGTAAGCCTTCCGCCGTTTGTGGTTGGATTCATTGACAAAGTGAGCGTTTCTAATATTGAACTGTGCATTAATCTATCTTTGTCAACATCAGGGGATGATATAACAACGCAAGCATACTCGCCTGTTGTTAATCCTGTTTCATAAACTACTGTGCCTTGATCTCCTGTCATTTGTGCCGTGCCAGAGGGCGTAGAATCTTCAGTTACTAATCGCAAAAGCAATTGCAAAACCGCTTCGTTTTCTACTGCATAATCACTAAACGACCATCTAAATTCGCCGCCTTTGTAAATTGCAATATGGTCATCTGGTCTTTGTACTCGTTGCCCTGATCTTACGATATCCGCAAATTGTGAACCCGCTGAAGTATCTATGTCAAGCACTTCCGGCGTTCTTATTTTATACAGCGTTCCGGATACATCATTTGTACCTAACGCATCAGATTGAAGCGAAATATAGGATTCAAATTGTTTCCCGGAATATACTGTTTTATCTAAAGTTGCCATTATTTATTCCCTTTTTCTTTTATAATATATTCACCATCAATTAAATTCTTGGGCGGTTTTTTGATTTCTATAAATTTACCGCTTTCTAATTCTTTTGCTTTTTTCTTTCCAAGTCCGTGAAAATCGTTTATAGCAGAAAACGATTTAATTTTTTTACTCATTTTATATTTCATTAATAAACCTCTGTGACTGTACAATTAAAAGATAAATTTGCTCGCCAAATATCTAAATTTTCTTCGTCTTGTTCATAATCTACTGATTCAACTCTTCCATCGTGATATTTATAACTTCCAGAAGGCGAATAATTAGAATTATTGTGCAACAATCTTTTTAAATGCTCTGCCATCTTTGTCAATTGTTTTTTTACGCTTTTATATCCACCGCCTTTTAGTAATGTATAAATAATATTTATATCATAATTACGAGATTGTCCAGAGGCAAAATATTCTATAAGTGTATCATCTTGCGGATCAATTACAAAAGATTGATTCCCACGATGTTCGTCAATAACAGGAACATTGAATTCATCTTTAATAATGTTTTCAATTGATGATATAACACGATCGTAAACAATATTTTCAAACCCATCTACTTGGCTTGTGCCAAAATTAAACGTAATACTTTCATTTCCAAATGTGTTTGTATTTTGATTCCACGGAACAGATTTAATTATTGTTGGCATTAAATTCTTTCCGCTAATGCGTATTTAATTGCCATTGTCCGCGAATCAAGAACGCCAGAAATTTCAAGTTCCCATTCATCTGAAGCAGAAAAAATTCCCGGCGAAAATCTTACCGCCATGCCATTTCCAACATCTTGAAAGCCCCCATCAATTATTTCAGCATCAATAGTTTTAACTATTTTAAGACCTGTATTATCTTTTACAAATGTATCAAATTTTACACCTGAAGCCGAACCGCTTGTAAATGTTCCCGCTGTGCTAATAGTAATTTTTATTACATCCCAATCAACACTTGGCGTACCTTTTACGTCAATAATTGAACCTGTAGAATTTGCGTTTATTGATACTTCACGTAAAATACCGCCGTGCTTTGCTAATCCTTCATCTTGAGAAAGGGCAATTTGCCCAGTTCTAACCATGTCAATATATCCGGTATTTTCTGGATTCATTGCCATTGCCATAATCTCATCGCCTTTTTCTTTGTCAAAAGGTCTAACTAAATCAGCGCAAGCAATTATTGCGGCTGATCTTACAATTATTTCAGGCCAATCGCTTCCAACTGCCGAGGACATTCCAACACCTTTGCGTGGATAAATCGGAACAGGTAATACATTTCTGATTAAATCGGAACTCTTTCGCACCGCTTCCAATTTTGTCTCGTACCAATCCCTTCCGGCTTCAAATACGATACTGTTTAAAATTGATGTCGTTGTATTTTGTAAATAAAAACTCAATAAACCTGTGCTTGTATTATAATTAAATTCGTTATCTGCATTTGGCGTATCTGTGACTAATGTCATTTCTACGCCATCCATAAATAATTGCGTTACATGACCGGCAGAATATAAATAATATAAATCTGCGGTACTTGTTGCTATCCAATCGCTTGGGACTACACGCCGTAAATTATAATCGTTAATATTTGGTACTATGTATTGTAAATCCGTATTTGTATTTGCGTAAGTTGCTTCGTATGTACTCATACTTGATAAGTCCTATCTTGTAAATCTTTAATATTTATTTCTGTTGGTTCTTCCAAGCTGTTAATTAATTGCAACAATTCAACGATTTCATTGTAATACGTCCCCGGATTAGTATGTAATACGTTCAAATCAAGGTCGTTTGCCCTGTTTTTTATCTTATTGATAGATTCGCCTAATGTCAAAGATATTCCTTTACTGTGTCGATATATTTTTCTTCTGTTCCTTTTCCCAATTCGGTGTTGTAATATTTTTTCCAAAACATTGATCTGCCTTGTAATGTATTTGGCAAGCGTTTGGGTACACGCCAATATTTTAATCGGCAATGAACTATTGATGCTGCAATATTTTTTTCTAAAATTTCTTCCCATAGTTTTTCATTATAATTCTGCCAATGCTTTAAATCAACTAAACTTGATTCTGCACATTTAGCCATTAATTTAGGACGATGAATTAAATAATGTTGAAGGTTATCAATACAGCTTTGCGGTTCTATCTGCCAAAAACTTCGGGCAACGCCATCGCCTAATTGTCGTAAGTATTTATACCCTGATTCTACGCATCCTGTTTCGTGTATTAATGTGATTGCATCTGGCGAACTAAATTTATCGCCCATCTTTTCGCAAGTTGACTGAATAAGCGATTTCATTTGCGTTGAATTAATCATTGTTTATTTTTTTTTTAAACTCTGCAAACCAGACATCATCAAGATTGTTTTTACTTGATTTAACAAATTTTCCAATAATTTGTATCGCGATCTTTTTTAAAACTGCTTCACTAACCATTGTTTTTAAACCCATTAAAACAAACCTTCGCACGAATGGTAAGTATAGCCCGCCGCCAACAACGGCAAATGCTCCAATTACACCCATCCAATTACTTTGCATCCATTCCATCATAATATTCTCCCTTTAAATAAATAAGCAATAAACCCTGTAAATAAAATACTCAATATTGACCCAACGCCTTTGATTGTAGCCATTCCACCTTCCAAAGCTCTTACCCTTCCATTTTGTAAATGAATTGCTTGCTTTGTTTCTGTGGCTTCTTTGTGAATCTGTTGCATTGTTGCCTCAATTCTTGCCAAGCGATCAACAATATCTAATCTGTATTCATTAATTTCTGGCTTATTCATCTTTTTTCTTTTTAGGCTCTTCTTTTTTCTTTTCTTCTGCTTTTAATGCTGATTCATAACCATTAATAAGAAAATTGATTTCTGCAATTTTCATATTTAAGTTTTCACGTTCTGCAATTAACTGTTCTAACCTCTTTTTTGCCATATCGGCCTCCCTTTTTTATTTATTACAATTTATTTATTGCGAATCATCCCATGCTTTTTTGACTGCATCGGTAAAGACTGCATTTGCCAATGCTTTTACCTCATCTGATTCAGCAGAGACATTGTCTTTTGGTTGTATTGTTTTTCTATGATATGATGCAGATAATTCGACACCATCTTCCATAATTGCAGTTTTTTCTCTAACTGAAATTATTTTAAATTCGCCTCTTACGTCATAATCGTAAGTTACTTTTTTGCTTAAAGCCATTTTTCACTCCTTGTTTCCATTTAATTATCTAATTAAAATTAATTTGTTATATATGTTGCTGTAATTGATACATTCGCATTATCACTCAATTCTGTGAATGTTAAAGTTGATATTCCGGCCGCATCATCGAAAACACTCATTTGCGCAAAAGCGTTATTGTTATGGTCTATAAATCCGGTCAAACTTACTCCCGCAGATATATTTAAACCTGTTGCGTAACCTACGGTAATTGATGTATAAATATTACTTGTTGATGACTTTGAATTAAAAGGCAGCCCTGTTAAGTGAACTGTATTCCCCATAGTTACACCAGACAATGAATTAACATTTATTTCACCTGTTATTGTAACTTGAGAACCAATTTTCACAAATCTTCCTGATGCAGATGCTGTCCCCGCTGTATTACCACCGGAACTTGCATCTCTAAAAACAGGAGTCCAACTTCCCTCTTGATAATCGTCAAGGGTATTTGCATCTGTACTCAAATTTTCACTTGCAGGAAATTTAATTTGGCCAATTGGTAAACTTAATACGCCCCCAGATGTAATACGCATTGCCTCGTCAAGAGTAGCATCGTCTTGAGATGTGTAAAAAGCTAATGCTGTTGATGCATCACTATCATTTGCACTTTCTTTTAATCCTCCAATTCCTGCCCCTAAAATTGGGTTGGTTTCATCATCAGGTATATAAAAAGAAAGTAATGGCCCTGCCCCTGCTGAACCATTTGTCCCTGATGATGGATAAAATGTTTTTAACGCTAATACTTCATCAGGTGCAGAGGCATCATTAGCACTAATTGGTCTTTGAATATTAACAATATTGCTTCCTGCATCAATATGGAATCCATGCGTATTTCCAGTTGTTTCTACTCTGAAATCATTATCACCACCACCTTCATTAAGAATTACTCCTGCTGCTACAGTCAATGTACTTGCCATATTTACAGCACCATCAATATCCACAATATCAAGATTCGTCGTTCCATCCACATCAATATCGCCGGCAATGTCTAACCCGGCTGCCCCAACAAAGACTAAATCATCGGCTGAAGTATCCCACATAACATATGCACCAGAAGTATCACCGAAAAATTTAGTGTCATATCCTTGACCATCCACGCCGCTTGTTAAAGTCGCATCAATTTGTACAGCACCATCAATATCAACAGCGTCTAAATTAGAAGTTCCATCCACATCAATTGCACCTGATACGTCAAGCGTTGCAGCATCTAACTCGCCAGATATAGTAATATTAGTGCCACCTGTTATTGCTCCATTCATTGCAACCGCACCATTAATATCAATAGTTGTTGCAGTTAGATCAATTTCATCAGTTGCCCCAATTGATAATACTGTTGCACTTGTTCCTTGTATAAACTGTGAGGCATCATTAAAGCAAAGTTTATTTGTACTGTTAAGCGTCAACCCTGTGCCATCTGTATGCGTTAAAGTTGTATCGTTATCATCTCCGAACCCAATTACAGCGGAATCAGCCATAAACAAATCACTCCATTGAAGCGATGTTGTTCCAAGATATGCACCATCCTGTGCATCAGGTACAATTCCTGTTTGTATTGTCGTTAACCCTGATACATTTAATGTCCCATCAATATCAGTATTGTCAAGATTGCTAACACCATTAACATCAATATTGCCTTCTAAATCAATATTTCCAGTCACTACTAAATTATCATTTACTGTTGTTTCTGATGTTGTATGCCCTATTGATACAGGAACGCCTGAAGTTGCCGTGGCTATTGTTATGCCATTTGATGTATTAGAATTGTCAATGTTTAAAGTTGCTGTTGAGTCTAAAGAAATATTTGATCCATCAACGACGAGCGTTCCTTCGATATCTGTATTATCAAAATTTGCTGTTCCATCCACGTCAATATCGCCGGCAAGGTCAATGCCCGCAGCACCTACAAACACTAAATCGTCTGCTGTTGTGTCCCACATCATGTAAGCACCCGAAGTATCGCCAAAGAATTTTGTATCGTATCCTTGCCCATCTACTCCACTTGTAAATGTAGCGTCTATTTGTGTCGCTCCATCAATATCGACAACATCTAAATTTGCTGTTCCATCTACATCAATATTTCCCGCCAAATCTATTCCCGCAGCACCGGCAAAGACCAAATCATCTGCGGAAGTATCCCACATCATATAAGCTGAAGCGGTATCCCCAAAGAATTTTACATCGTATCCGGCATCATTTACGCCGACATTAATCGCACCATCTACTTGAACTAATGTTGATGCGTTTATATCAATTGTCGGTGCGGTCATATCTAAAGTTGTACCCGCATTTACTTCTAAATGCCCATTGGCTGAAGCGACTATATTTTCACCACCGGCCGCATCGTGAAATGATAGCTTTGAATCACCGGCAAGCACTAATTCATCCGCTGACTGATCCCAAAGCAAATGTTGCCCGGCTGTATCGCCAAAAAATTGCACGTCAAACCCTGTGCCGTTTGAACCAACTGTTAATGCACCATTGCCTTGTATCTTGTCGGTTGAAAGTTGTAAGGCAAAAGTTGTTCCATTATCGCCATCTTTAATATTTACTAATGTTGTTGAATTGCCACCGCCGTCACGATCAACGTGTAAAAGTTGTTCGTATGACGAAGCAATACTCTGTGAGCCTAAAGCTGCCATTTTTTATCCCCTTTCCTTGGGATTAGTTGCACGGCTATTCCGTGCGGTTTTAATCTATGAACGACCATTTACGATCTTCATCTTCAAATTTTACTAAAATAGAATTCCATCCAATTTGTCGAACGTATTCTTTTAAACCTTCTGTTACATCTGTTACAGTTGCACCAACCATATCGCCTACAGTTGCTTTTAATGCTACTGATATGCTTGCATTGCTTGTGCCTGATTGATCATTTGCCCACGCTTTTAACATTGTATTTAATGAACCTGTAAAACCAAGTTCAGTAAGTCCCGCCCTAATTGCATCATTCATCGACATTGCGGAAGTTGTACCCGCTACATCTAAAAAATATTCTTTTAACAAAGAATTAATGTGCGTTTTTGTGCCAACTGCCATTATTTAGCCTTTTTTGCTTTCTTTTCTTTTTTTTCTTTTACTTCTTCGCCGTACTTATTGCATTTAATATACCTTGCTTTAAAATCTTCTATGCTATGGCGTTTTTCATTAAATTCAATTACATCGCCATTTGGTCTTTTAAAATACATATTTTTTTTCCTTTTTTAAGATACAGGGCGGATAAACCGCCCCATATCAATTTGCAGTTTTTAGCTGACATCTGAAAGTATGTAGACACCGAAGGCATCTTTTACTTCAATTTGTCCCCAAAAGCCTGTGGCTACGTATTCAGTTGATCGGAATGATGCGTTTCTTTCTGATTCGATTCGCATTAATCCTTCAGGCCCAACAGCTAACCCCATTGCCCCTTTTGAGAACATAAAGGAAGCAGTATCACCACCGGAACCAACATCGTTCGAAATTTCACCACTAAAATATACATTTATTCCGCCAATTGACGAAACATACCCTTGTGATAACATTTCTTGCCCTTGTGATCCAAGTAACGAATTTGGCTTTGAATTTGATCCAGTTACCGCAACGTCTACAAGTAAACCTTGTAAACCTTTTGCGCCCCAAATACCTTGATCGCTCATTACAAGGTTATAGGGAGCGGGTGCGTTTGCTGCACGCAACTGTCTTAACCCGCCGAATATATGATCGATTGTCAATGCAGTACCCGCACCGCATTCAGTTTGCGAAAAATTTACGCCAAGTGCTGTGAGGTCTGCGTCTAATTTTGCACCAACGGCATTACCAAGGATATCACCGGTATTGCCCGCAATATCATCAGCATTTCCCATAACTGCTAAATCAGTCACATCTGCACGTATAACGTGTTCTGATACTGTTGCAGTTCTTGCGGTAGTTGTCACCGATGTTACTGTTGAATAATCTGAACCATCAGTTGCTGCACCAACAGAGCCGGAAGCTACTGCGGTGTATTCTGGCCATTGCACAGTAATTGCACCCGGAGGGCATTGTTTTACTGCAACTAAAGGGTACATTACATTTACTTCATTGAAGGCAATGACTGCATCTCCAATGACTTTGTCTAAACCACCGGTTGCGACACCGGTATCTGTTTCAGCCATATTTTACTCTTTTCTTTTATTAGGGGGAATCCATCCGCCAAAATACTTTTTGGTTGATATTGGTTTACCTTTTTTTGAATTTGTCGCACGTTCTTCAAGTTCGTTAATCATTTCGTCATAATTGACTGTTTCGCCTTTTATTTTGGCGCGTATATCTCCATCAGGCAAATTCTTTTCTGATAATTCGCCTTTTGGATCAAGATTAACTCCGAATGGTTTATACTTTTCTACCATAACCAACTGTTATCCCGCCTTTTTGTCTGCTGTTTGTTTTATAACCTTTTGGATCATTGGTTGCCCATTCTGCCATTGAAGTATATCCACCATAAGCACCCGGAGATTGATTATCAACCTTTACGTTTACAGGGAGTGAATATGCTTGCGCCAAATCCTGAAGTGCATCAAGTGAATGCCCCTTGAATTTATCTTGTTTTGATTCGGGCAAACGCTCAAGTAATTCTTGACGGCGTTTTGCCTCGTATGTATCCAAGCGTTCTTTAAAAGGAGAAAGCGTTTCAATTGTATTTTGCAGTTCGGAAATAAGTTCATCTTTTTTTCCATCTGCAGACATCGTCTCTTGCCTTCTCTTTTCATCTTTTGCATCTCGTTCAGCTAATCTGGACTCAAGATTTCTTATCTTTTCCTTTTTTGCCATAACTTCGTGCAATAACTCGGATTGCCCGGTGGTCTCCGGTGTGGCTTGATTATTCGTTGCCATTTCGTTGCTCTGTGCTTGAGCGTTCTCGCGCACGTTTTCTTGTGCTTCAGACATTATAAATGCCCCCTTCTTTTGTTAATAAAATTTTATCCAACTTTTACGTTAATCGGTTTACTTGCATATTTTTTTATGTTTTTTCCTACATAATTAGCTATGTTTTTTATTATTTCTTTTTCATTTTTATCATTAACGCCGAAAATATTTCTTCCTTTATCTGCATTACCTTTAACTTTTAATCCATCTCTAAATAAAATATTTACCCCTATATTTGTTGGCTTTTGTGCTGATATAGAATTTAACATTTGCCCTGTTAATCTTAAATTAGGTGGATTAGTTTGCTTGGATGTACTTACACCTTTTGCCCCCGCTTTACCAGAGGTTTTTTTTAAAGCGTATTCCGATGAATACTTTTTGAATTTATAACTTTTATTATTTTTATCTGTGCCTATGCCCTTATCTGAATCTTTAACAATTTTGGTTGCAGCTTTTCCACCTACGCTTGCCCATAATGATTTAGGGAGTTTTAAAATATCTTCTGTTTTCATTTAACCATCCATGAATGACGGCAATTAAATCCACCACGTACACCGAAAGGCGTATTGCTTGAATTGACTTCTGACTCTGTATATCCTTTAGCCGGTTCGCCAGACAATGTTGATTGACATTCATCTCTGGTTGTTGCATCAAGCGGCCCAACGTAAGTCCATTTAACATCTGCGCCCTCAAATACTTTATGCCTTGCCACATCATCAAACTGTCGTATACCATCATTGACCGAAACATTTAATTGATGCGTTTCAAGCTTAACTGTATCCGCTAAACGATCAACAATTGATGAAGGTCTTTCACCTGATATAATCCCTTTAAATAATCCATCTTTTAAATCGTTTGCATAAATCGTTGCTTTTCCTAATAAACTTTCTGCTTCTAAATCTTGCAATAATTCAAGCTGTGCAACTGTTGCACCTTTAATTGTTTTAATACCTCTTTTTTTTGCTTCTGTGGCTATTGCTTTAACTTCTCCATTGTATGATTGCATTAAACCATTTACCGCATTTGTATACCCGCTATTTAATAATTCTTGAAAAAAATCTAATTCTTTTGCAATTGCAACTAATTCAGTATCTGATAAATTATTCATACCTTGAGCAATTTTTTTAAGATCATTAAGCAATTTTTTCTCAATTTTTTTGATTTGACTCATAAATTTTTTTACAGGATCAGCCACTTAAAATCCTTTGCAATGGTGTAGTTGGTTGCTGCGCTTCTGCTTCTTTCTTCTTGTTCTCATCTACTCGGTCTATTAATTTTTGCAATTCTTCTTTCGATATGTCTGGATTAAAATATTTAATTAGATCAGTACGATCCATTAAACCTTTTGCCATCATAAATTCTAATCGTTCAAATTCTTGTTTTTGGTCTGTTGGAAATTCGACCTCTGCAAAGTCCACAACATAATTCTCGCCCAGATCTTTGCCTGTATGTACACGGATAATCTCGCGATCAACTTCATATCTTTCACTTTCCCAGTCACGCCATTTAGGTATGTCTGATGTGCGTGATTCCATATTTTCCATTTCCATTAGGCGTAACGCTGCACCACTTGGTGCTGTTCCAGATTCATCCCATTTAATACGCAAATGATTATTAATTGCCGTTTGATTAGCAAATGATTTAGCAACTTCGATCATCTGTTGAAGGTTGGCCGGTGAAGATTGAAAAGAAAATGAACTTTCTGGGGGTAGTAAAAGCACACGATCAATACCAAGCTTCATATGGGTTGCTTCTTCAACTCCTGTGACTACAGGCTGCCCAAATGCAAAGCGTGTGGCTAATGCGATTTCTGTATTAACAATACCAATTTGCACAGCTGCACGAATAACATCGGATGCGCCTGTTGTATATTCGGCAAAAGTTACCGGCAATATTCCGTATGGATTTAATCCATCTTCCCTGACTTGTATTATTCTTCCGGCTTGATCATACTTAAAATGCTTACCCGGCACGCCATCCATATCTTTTGACCAATAAACAAATATGCGGTTGTTCCTATAATCTCTGCTTACTTCATACGATACCGCAAAAGGTTCGGAATCTCCTTCAACGTAATATCTTTTGAAAAAAGGTATAATATCATAATTTAATTTATCTTTTTCCCATTTACTTCGGAACGCCATGCACCCAGTTAGCCAAGTAGTTTCCGCATATTCTTGTGCTTTAGTATCTAAATGATGTGCTATATTCATATAATCTTTGGCAATCTCGCCATTAAGTATACGTTTTACGGGGTTTTTGAATACCATACTTCTTGCCCTTGCAAAGCGTGGCACAACCTTTTGTGGAAATGCCGGCACTTGGCTCAATGTCGAAGAACTAAACCATTGCTCAATGTGTTGATCTACGTTCCTGTGATAATAAAAATCTAAAGCGGTTGCACGTTCAGCATCTTCGTTTGATTTTAAAGCATTTTGTGATCTTCTGATAGATTCTAAAACCATTTTTTCTGAATAATCTGGTAACACTACATCATTAACTGTCATACGTCATACATCCAATTTTTATTTGTTATTGAACTCATTGCTTGAGTTTCGTATAAATGCTTTTGTGCTTCCCTATATCTTTTGTCTGTTCTGATCCCAAGTATCCATAAACCAATAAATGTACAATTAAACGCAATTGATAAACCGAATAAAAATGCTACCATGTTTGCGATACGCCAATTTTTTTCGTTATAGAAAAGCACATTTCCAAAAAATAACTACACGCATCAAGTGCGTGCGTAAGCTCAATATTTGATTTGTCAATACCGCCTTTTTTATCTCGTTGCACTTGCTCTAAATCTTTTATTAAATATATACATTTGGGATCAATTGTCATCCCTATTTTTCCATTTGCATCAATTAGCTTTCTATTTAATGCGTTTAATCTATCTATATGTGAGGGGTGTGCTTTTCTTGCTTTTACAGAAAAACCAAATTCACGTAATAAAGCAAAATCTGATTTATTAGATGTGGTGCTTCTTGCATTCCCGGCCGGATCTGGATAGCAATTAAACACATCCGGATGCTTTGCCCGCATTAATTTTGCCATTTTTTCGGTGTTGGAATTTGATTGCCGTATTTCATCGTAATAGTGTACTGTGCCATCAGTATACTCACAACCAAGCACGGCGGTCATAAAATCCACGTTCATGTCCATGCCCCACCATTTCTTTGATGATATGTCCGTTGCTTTTTTAAGGTGTATTTCCCTATCGAAATTGTATGCTGCACGATTGCCGGTTGATTCGAAAGATGATTCCATTTCTTGACGATACAGCCTTGCGTCCATATTTGATTTGATGCGTTCGATCTCGTCTTTATCAACAAAGCCACCCTCTATTGTCTTAAATTGCCAAGATTTCCAATCTTTATCGGATTGCCCTTTCATATATAAATCATACATAGCGTTGTAACCTGAAGGAGTACCGATAAACATCGCATCGCCTTTTGATGTTGCTAACATTGGCAAGATAATTTCTTCCCATACATGGGGTTTAAAATATGCGTACTCATCCAAAATGACTTTAAAAATTCCTGCACCTCGTAAACTATCTTCATTGTCCGCACCTTTGATATGAATCGATGCCCCATTGGTCAAAGTAACCGATAATTCGGATTCGTTTATTTTTGCTTCCGTATGATGCCGAAAAAGTTGTCTCAATATTGGCCACGCTATCATCTTGCCCTGTCGATATGTTGGTGCTATGTACCACCTTGATTCGTTTGCAATAAGTTCGGGCGAAAGCAGCCACATTAACGCAAGATGCGTCTTTCCCCATCTTCTCCCCGCAACAATTACTTTGAACCGATGTTTGTCCTTGATTATTTCTTTTCTTATTGCGTTTATTTGCCATTTCATTCCTCAAAATCAAATACTTTAATTGGTTCAGATTTTACTGTTGTTTCTCTAAACTCTGTTGGCTTGCCTTCAGTACGATCAGCAATAAACTGAACCGCCCACGATTTGCCTTCCAATGCGTATTGAAATACTTTATACATTACCACATCAAGTTTGCTTTTGCCATCTGTTGTACCTTCTTCATCGCCTATCTTGTGAAGTATGTCTGGTATTGATAGGCTCCCCTTTGGTCTGCCATTAGGATTGCCAGATACACCAGACTTAAATTGTCCGTTTAATCTCCTGTTATCGCCTGTAACATCAGGCATTTGCTGCCTCGAATCTTTCTGCCTTGTTTCCTGTATAATCTTCCCAACGCTTAATAATTACATCGCAGTAATGTGGATCAATCTCCATTCCATAACACTTGCGATTAGTCTTTTCACAAGCGATTAGCGTTGAGCCAGAGCCTAAAAATAAATCAACGACATTATTACCATTATATTTATCAAAAAACCACAACACTAAATCTATTGGCTTTTGAGTGGGATGGTGTCTTTTTTTGTCAAACTCTTTTTCTGTACCAAAAATTCCCGCCCATTTTATTCTTGCAATATCTCTTTTATGCTTTGATTTACTCCAACATAACTCAAAACAACTGCCATACATTTTATCAGCACTATCATCTAATCTTTTATCCCACACAATCCAAGAATTTCCTTTAGGTAAATATTCAGCGTAATAATCTCCACCCCACCAAAATTGTTCTTTGCAATAATCAAAATAATTTAAAACAAGTGTTGGATTAAATTGTTTGTCATCCCCTATTATTGGATTATGATAATCTCCACCCGTTTTACCTTTAAACATTTTTGACTTCATAGAGCTATAATCAGTATCAAGATTCATACCATAAGGAGGATCAGTAAACACCATATCAGCCTTCTGCCCATCCATCAATCGTTCTACATCTTCCTTCTTTGTCGCATCCCCACATAATAAACGATGCTCTCCTAATATCCATAAATCGCCTTGCTGCGTAATAGCTTCTTCT